CCGTGTAATGTAATAGACTTTTCATTACTATATTCTTCATTCATCATACGTTTTATTTCAGCAAGTTCTTCTGGATAATTAGTATTAGCCCATTGATTATTTAAATCAGCAAAAATATTTAAAGTAGCATCTGGATATCTTTGAAGAATACGAGGCCACATTTTTAATAATACAATTAAACCACGATTAGCAAAAGAAGAATATATGAAAGAATGTGGTATTTTTTTATCATATTCTCTAAATATGAAGTTTTTAAAATCAATACCATAATGTAATGGTGATATAATATTTTGTAATTGTGAAAAGAAATTATTGAAATAACCACAATGCCATTCAGTTAAACAGAAAATATTTTTCAATTTATTATTAAATGTTATCATATTACCACTCATAGTTAAATCATGAACTACTAAATGAATATTTTTTACATATCCAATAATAGCAGGCATAATATATTCACTAAAACGACTAATAACACAATGTTCTATTTCTAATCGTGTAATATAATAGAAGAAAGCATCTAAACGAAGATATTTTACATTTTCAAATATTTCATCATTTTCACAATTACAAAATACAACTACTTCATAATCACTATGTTTCGCAACATATCTGGCCATTTCAATAATATAAGTTTCAGAACCACCAACACCTTCTTTTAATATACTTGAACCAGACCACTTTTTAAATCCACCATCAGCAACAAAAGCAAATACTTTTTTATCAGGAATAGTAGGATTAGGTTGTAATGGTTCCATTTTATTAACAAAACGGAAAATATTATAATAATCAACCATATTTTGATATTGATCTTCCGTAGGTTTATTATTTTGTAAAAATAATTCGCACACCTTTTGTCCCAATTGATAATCATTAAAAGTATAACATAATTCAGCTAAAAATTTAGGTAAGAAATGATATGATAAAGTTGGTTTTAATGAATATTGACGGTGTATAGGAAATCCAATTTCAAATCCTCGCTTCATATATTCAAAAGCTGTTTTTTTATCACCTTCTAAATAATAATGAATACCTAAAAAGTATGATGCTTCTGGACGTTCAGGATCCCATTCATGTACTAATTTATACCATTTTTCACATTCACTCCAAGGTCTATTCAATTTAAAGTTATACATTCTTGTCATTTCAAATAGAGCATCAATCTTTTCTTGGTCAAATCCTTCTTTAGGATGAAATGCTCTCTTATAAAACCATTCAGCTGCTAATTCATATTCTTCTAATAAATTATAAGTTTGTGCTATATAATATAAATGACGTGGATTATCAGGTTCTTCTTCAATCATATCAAATAGACATTTTAAATCATATCTTTTTCTATCCATTGTTCTTTTTTCCATATAATCACTTCTCAAATCCAATATCCACGATTTATGTGCTGGTATAACAACATTAATATTATTATGTCCTTGTATAACTTCGTGAATAGTATATATATATCTCAATTTATGTTGGGTAATAGTAATACGATTAGAATAATATTCAGTATCATTACTCTTAATTAATAGACTGAATGAATCCGCAAATTGGTCGCTACGAACGGTATTTAAAAAATCTCTCAATTCTCCTTCAATAACATATGTATCATCTAACATTAAATTATATTTACACTTCATACCTGCTAATTCTAAACAACGGTTGCGACTTTCACGGAAATTAATAAATGGTTCTTGATATAATTTGCCTTTCTTTTTACCGACTAATATATTATTAATATTATCTAATGTTTCATCAGTACTACCAGTATCTAATATAGTCCATCTATCAATAATAGGTAAATTACGTTCTAACATTTCTTTAAAATCATTACCTCCATTTTTAACCATAATACATAAATTAATAAGATTATCATAATCAAGTTCATCATTTTTCAAAAAATAATTAAATTCGTTTAAAAATGGTTCATATAAATCATTTGGAATATATAAATAATAATCACTATTAGATAATTTATAACAATGTTGATAATTATCTTTAAGATTTTGGTCAAAAGTAGTTAATAATAATGGTTTAACAGACAATAATAAATCAATATAATTATTATTTAATTCATAAAAGAAAACTATATTATTATTTTGAAAATTTATAAAATCATTTTCAATAGAAACTTTATCTTCTAAATTCAGTTCGGATAAATTAACAGTTGTATTTTCATATTCTTTCATATCCGTATGATCATTAATAATATTAATTTTATCAAAATAGGGATGACATTCATATGACATAAAAGAACTATATTTTAATCCATATATGTATAATGTTGGATTATCAACGATTTCAGCTAAATCATATAATAGTCCCGCATATCTTTCTAATTTGCCCAAAATAGGAAATAGTTTAAGACTATTATATTCATCGTGACGAAATTGGGGATAATCTACTGAATTACAATGATAAGTTTTTTTATTGAAAGTTAGCATTGAAATATTTATGTTTAGAATAGATATTTCAATTATGTTCTATACGCATCTTTTAAGATGTATAAGCAAGACCTCCCATACCATTAGTAATTCTTAGTACATTATAATTTATACCATATAATCTAATTAATCTATATGCTGAACTACTAACTAATGTAGTTGTATCAAGATTGAGTGTCAATAATGTATTATCAAGGCGACTAAAGTTACAAGACCCAGATGGTTGATGTTCTTCAGGTTTTAATGCGAATGAGTATACATGAATATATGGATAGCCACTATTAGAACCGCTACTAGTATGATATTGGAATCTTTGTACTTTAGTAAAATATGAACCATCTCTAATGGAGAAACGATCTTGACCATTAAATTGTAGAACAGCGCTTTTACATTTTTCAAAGTTTTCTATATTATATATACTATTATCTGAAGTATCTTGAATAACCCATATAAGTTCTTTAATCGGATGAAAAAAAGTGAAATCTAAGTCACATTTTGTATCAGTAGTTTGAATATTCTTAGATTCATATAGTTGTATTTGGTCTATTAAATATTGGTGTGAATTGTTCATAAATAGTCTACGTTCATCAGTATCAAGATAATAGTAGTCAGCGTATATTTTAAGAGAAGATATAGTGGAATTACCATAGACTTTACTTTTATCTTTAAAATTTATAGTTAGATAGCACTCACTATATTGTAATGCTATTAATGGTATAGCGAGACCAGGATTGCGACAAAACCAAAATTGTAAAGGAACATATATCTTATCATTGGTGGAATATAACATATCATCTAACATTTGTAATTTATCAATTGGATATGTCAAATCACACCAAATGGCCATCCATTCGCCATATTGTCTATCTATTAATTGAGAACCCATAGTAAAATCTACATAATCAATTAATTGATATCCGTAATAGGTATTTTCAATACCTGTAGTATTCATAGTAATTTCTAAAAATATAGATGAAAGTAAGTCTCCATTTAATGGAATTTTAGTAATAATTTTAGAAGTTGAATTAGTAGTATAGTCATCATAAATATTTACAGATTCTATTGAAAAGTTTGAATGACGTCGGTATATGAACTTAAAATATGTTATTTGCGGGTTACCCGTTAAATAAATATCTTGGGCACCATATGCTGTAAGTTGTAAAGTAGCTCCAGGCATAAAGTAAGATTTATAATATACACATTTTTTATTATGATAAATTTATTGTATTATATAAATTCTGAATGAATAATAAAAATATAATATATTTACCTACTGAACAATTAATAAATAATTTCATAAATAAAGTAGTTGAATACATTATAAAAAATAATGGACTTAATGAAAATAATAATTATATAGTAATAGGTAACGACTATTTATATTTGGAGGATGAATTATTGGATATAATAAATATGATGAAAAATAATGTAGAACTCTTTATTGAAAAAAGTTCAATATTTACAAAACTGATATTAGATATAGATTTTAAATGGACACTTATATATGGTTATAAAATAATTTTTAAAAAAGAAACTGATGAATACTATCATATTAAGATATATAGGCCTAAAATAACAATATTATATTTAACTGATAAGATAAATGATGTATTAGAAAATTGTAAAAAGAGTATTTATAAATATTGTAAAAAATATAATTATGTTTTCATTCATCAATCATCAATATTATTTAATTCTTTTTATAATAGACTTGAATATACAGTAAGGCGTATATTAGATGACGAATATATAGTAGTATTATACAATTATAGTTTTATTGTAAATTATGAGTTATCAGTTATAGATATAATAAGAATATTATGTATGGATAAATATACGATATCATTAGATTATGTGAATAATAAATTATTGAAAAATAATTTAATAATAAGAAATTCAAGAAGACTAGTTGATATAGTTAAGGAGTTAAAATATTTTGAGAATGATGATGAAAAAATGTTAAATTATATAAAAAGTTGTATTTCAAATGATATTAATATATGTAATATACATTCTTATATAAATAAGAAAAGTGGATATTATATGCGTGCTGGATTTTTAGATTTAGTTCATACTATGAATAATAATAAAGATGATGATGATAATGAATATGAAACAATAAATATAATACAAAAACACATGTCTACAAAATATTTGAATGGGAATGAAGCATTTTTTAATATAGTTGATAAAACATATACTATTGGTAATATAGTGAGTGGATGTAATGGAACTATAACATTTATGAAAGATAATAAAATATTATATGCTTTATCCGAAAAATATGGAGAATATAAGAAATTGAATAGTTGTTCATATGATATAATATTAAATGATAAGAGATATATATTAATATTTTTTAACAATTATAAAAGATATATTGGTAGTTTAATAGAAGAAAGCGGGGATGCAATAACAGGTAATCTATTGCGTTAAATTAGAATTGTACTCAAAATCATTTAAATAACTACTTAAAGCTTTCATCTAGACCTAATAGATAGTATATATAGGGTTGTATATACTGTGTATATATATTGATAAAATAGTTAAAATATTTTCTATTATATATATGAGTTTATTGATTTTCTAATTAAAATTAGGCACTTTGATAGGATTATCAATTACTCCCATTCATATCATCATTAATATCATTTATTTGTAATATTTTATTATAGATATTACTTATATAACTACTATAGCCTATATAGTTTAATAAAAGATATTTAAAATGATTATGATAGACCTATCTATTTTGTAGCTACATTGTTAGATTAGACATATTCATCTTCACCGCGGATGTAGATAATATGTCAATTGTTTCGGACCCTGATTGTTTTTTTATTTTATTTATTTATATTTTTTTGCCGTTTGTTGGATTTTGTTTTTTCAAATAATCATATAATTTGAAAATACAATTTATTATAATGAATATGCTAAACCACCCATACCACTCATTATTCTTAAAATATTATAATTTACAGCATACACATTTAATAAACGATATGCCGTATTATCCATGAAATTTCCTAAATCGGTAATCATATTACTCTGTGATAAATCTATATTTAATGCTACATTATTTAAACGACTAAAGTTACAAGTACCACTAGGTGATAAATCATCTGGATATAAACAGAACGAATAAATATGTGTATATGGTAAACCTAATGCTATTCCTACACCTGTATGATATTCATATCTTTGAACATCAACAAAATATTTACCTTTTCTTTTTTTAAAACGGTCAATGCCATTCATAGTTATATTAGCTGCTACTACTTGTTCATATCTATCAATATAATATTTACTATCACCACTAACGTCTTGAATGACCCAAATAAGTTCTTTAACTGGATGAGAAAATTTCAAATCTTGAGTATAGTAAGTCTTATTTACATCTAATTTTGTTGATACAAATTGAACTTGTTCTATTAAATATTCATGACTTTTTTTAGCAAATAGTGTTCTTTCATCTGTATCTAAAAATATATAATCACACCATATACTACATGACATTATTTCACCACTTTTTGAAATATTTTCAGCATTTTTAAAATATATATGAAGTTTTACATCATGATATTGTAGAGCTATTAATGGTAAAGCGGAACCAGCATTTCTACAAAAAAAAAGCGGTAAAGGTATATATAGTTCTTGAGCTGTAACACCAACCATATCATCTAATATAGTCATCTTATCATATGTATTTGTTAAGTCATTCCATATCATCATCCATTCACCTGGTAGTCTTTGTATAAGTTGACTACCTATCTCAAGGTCAACATAATCAATTAATTGATAGCCAAAATATTCATCTTCTACAGATGTATTATTATATTGTAATTCAAGATATAATCTATATAGTAAATCACCATCACGAGCGATATTACAAGTTATTTTTCTACCTAATAATGCACTGCCAATGTATGATTGTTCCATTTGTTCAATGGCAAAATTTGTGTGTCTTTTATAAACGAATTTGAAAAAGGTCATTTGTGGATTACCAGTTAAGTATATGTCTTGTGAACCATATGAAACTAATTGCATAAGACCTCCTGTCATTTATATTTATTATAGTTTGTTAAAATAATAATAATAATCGTGCGTATAAGAATATTTATTTTAATCATATAAATTATAATGAGTTATAAGGGTGATTACATTAAACGGCAGATCGACTTTTTTAATACAAATAACGATTATGTCCGTAATCCAATGCAGTCTGACCTTGATGCTAATGGGTTCCGTATTTTTAATTTGGGACCACCTACTAGTTTAAATGATGCCGCCCGATTGGCTGATATATCAGGTGGTAGTGGTAATGTATGGTATCTATATCCTGCTTTCGCTGATGTTAGTTTTAACTGTAATTCATTACTTGATGTTTCATCTATCGTTTTTTGTGATGATATGTCTATTATTAGAGGTACTGGTGGATTTTTTGATATTTCTTCAAATAATCCTATACGTATCAATAATAATGCAATTTATATAAGTAATAATGGTTTTGTCGGAATTAATAATAATAATCCACAATACAATTTAGATGTGAATGATAAAGCCAAATTTATTTATATATATGATTATTTAGATTCATCTGGCTATACTGGTAAAATATTATCATCTACACCTAATGGTATAAAATGGATTGATACTACTGATGTTAGTGATAATCTATGGGTACTTAATGGTAATAATATATACAATTCTAATTTAACTGGTAATGTTGGTATTGGTATAAAAAATCCAATATATAATTTAGATGTGAGTGGAAATATACATTCATATAAAAGTCTTTTTATTGATAATAGTGCAAATATTGGTAATACTTTATATGTTATTCATTATAATAATAGTGTTGGTATTAATAATCCTAATCCACTATACGACCTAGATGTTAGTAGTTCATTCCATACTAAATATATATATGATTATAATGATAGCAGTGGTGTTGGTGGTATATTAACAAGCACATCAAATGGTATAATATGGAGTAAAGATATATCATTAAATAATTTATATAGTAATAATTTAGTCGCAAATATTATTGATATTTCTAGTGCGAATATACGCGATTTAAGTAGTAATAAAATATATGTGCGTGATTTATCAGCTATTAACTCATCTATTATAAATTTGGATGTTTCTAATTTATTCATATCAACTATTGATGCGAGTATTAATATTATTGATACAAATAACAATAATAATTATTATTTAACTTTTACTGAAAATAGCGGTTTTCAAAAGATTAGAATAGATAAGCAGACTCTAATATATAATCCAGGATTAGACCGATTAGGTATAGGGGTAAATCCGAACTATAATTTAGATGTTAGTAATTCATTCCATACTAAATATATATATGATTATATTGATAGTAGCGGTGTTGATGGTATATTGACTAGCACATATAATGGTATAATATGGAGTAGAGATATATCACTAAATAAATTATTCGTTCGGGATTTATCATCTATCAATACATCAATTATAAATTTGGATGTATCTCAAGCAAATATTAGAGATTTAAGTAGTAATAAAATATTCGTTCGTGATTTATCAGCAATAAACGCATCTATTATAAATTTGGATGTATCATATTCATTTATAACTAGATTAGATGTTAGTAATGCTAATATTAGAGATTTATCAAGTAACAAAATATTCGTTCGTGACTTATCAGCTATTAATACATCTACTATAAATTTAGATGTTAGTAATGCGAATATTAGAGACTTATCTAGTAATAAGATATTTGTACGTGACTTATCATCCATTAATACTTCAATTATAAATTTGGATGCTTCTCAGGCTAATATTAGAGATTTATCAAGTAATAAAATATTTGTACGTGACTTATCATCCATTAATACTTCAATTATAAATTTAGATGTTAGTAATGCGAATATTAGAGACTTATCTAGTAATAAGATATTTGTTCGTGATTTATCATCTATCAATACAACAATAATAAATTTAGATGTATCTAGTGCGAATATTAGAGATTTATCAAGTAATAAAATATTTGTACGTGATTTATCAGCAATTAACACTTCAATTATCAATTTGGATGTATCACAAGCAAATATTAGAGATTTATCAAGCAATAAGATATTTGTTCGGGATTTATCATCTATCAATACAACAATAATAAATTTAGATGTATCTAGTGCTAATATACGAGACCTAAGTAGTAATAAGATATTCGTTAGAGATTTATCAGCTATTAATGCTTCAATTATAAATGTTGATGTATCACGAGCAAATATTAGAGATTTATCAAGTAATAAAATATTCGTTCGTGATTTATCATCTATTAACACATCTATTGTCAATTTAGATGTTTCACAAGCAAATATAAGAGACTTATCAAGTAATAAAATATTCGTGCGTGATTTATCAGCTATTAACACAACAATTATAAATGTGGATGTATCACGAGCAAATATTAGAGATTTATCTAGTA